AGGGGTCTATCCCTCCGAGGTAGACAAACCACGAGGACAGCGTTGGAAACTACAGCCGGGAGGACACGAATGAGGAAATCATTTTCCCACGTCAAGATGACGCGGCAGCTTGCCTCGAGCGATGAGCTGTGGGAGAAGCATCAGCCGAGCATCGTGACCCTAATGACGCTCGCCAAGATTGCCGACGATGAGGAGGCGCGGCCGAGTGACCGGCGGCTTGCGGCTGTGGAGTGGCGCATCGTGTGGGCTGATATTGACTCCGCTATCGGGAAGGCCGCGAGGGAGGCGTCGTGGGAGTCACGTCGACCGCGAGCCGTCTGACAGCGACGTACGGGACTCGCCGTAACCCCGAATCGAGGAGCTACGGGCCGGAGGCTGTGCAGCTGCTCGCTGAGGCCGGCCTCGAGCTGTTCGGTTGGCAAGCGATGGTGCTCGAGGAGTGGCTCGAGGTCGACGACGCTGACAGGCTCACCCGGCAGACGGCGTGCCTCGTCGCTCCGCGCCGTAACGGGAAAAGCCACCTCATCGCCGCGAGGGTATTGGCCGGGATGCTGTGGCTCGGTGAGCGTCGAGTGACGTACACCGCGCACGAGCAAGCCTCAGCGCGGGAGCTGTTCGACCTAATGCGGGAGCTCCTCGCCCACCCGAAATTGTCACCCCTCGTCGCTAAGGTGTACCTCGGGCACGGCCTCGAGGAAATACTCCTCGAGAATGGCGCGAGATTTCAGTTCCGCACCCGCACCGGCCACGGCGGTCGAGGCTCCGAAACCGACCTACTCATCCTCGACGAGGCTCTGATTCTCGACGACGCGATCCTGTCGGCGTTGACTCCGCTCACAGCTCGAGCTGCCGCCGGCGGTCGAGGGCAAGTGATTTACGCCTCGAGTGCCGGCTCGAATGATGAGCTCAGCGCGACGCTCCTCGCGCTCCGCGACCGGGGCCGAGAGCTCGACGGGGAGCCGGGAGGCGGGTACGCCTTCCACGAGTGGTCGAGCGAGCGAGCCGACGACCCGACCGACCCTGAGACGTGGACGAAGGCGAACCCCTCGCTCGGCTCCGGCATCCTCGCCGCTGATTTCCTCCGCGAGGCTCGAGGCCGGCTGTCGGTTGAGGCGTTCGCTCGAGAGCATCTCGGCATATGGACGGACTCTGCCGACCTCCCCGTCATCGACCCCGCACGGTGGGCCGAGCTCGCGCTCGAGGAGCAGCCCGAGCTCGACTCAAGCCGATGGGTGACGTTCGACCTCGCACCCGACCGTCGCTCCGCTCGAGTGCTCGGATTCGGGAAGGCCACCGACGGCCGCCTGATCGTCAGCGTCCTCGACAGCATCGACGACCCGCTCGGCATCGACGGGGAGCTGTACGCTCAGCGCGTCCTCGCTCTCGTCACCGAGTACGACCCCGACCTCGTCGGGTTCGACCGGCTCACCGGAGCTCACGTCGAGCAAGTGCTCGCCGGTCAAGGATGGAAGGCTCGACTCCGGCCCCTCACCGGCGCGAAATTCTCGAATGGGCTCGCGAGCCTCGACGCCGCTGTACGCATCGGGACGCTCGGCCACGACGGTCACGTCGACCTCGAGGACGACCTCGGCCGCGCCGTCGGTAAGCCGTTCGGTGACGGCGGCTTGATTTTCAGCCGCAAGAGCGTCTCGAGCGGGTCGATCGCCGGAGCTGTCGCGCTCGCCGGCGGGGTATTCCTCGCCACCGACGAGCTCACCCTGTAACCGCTTACGCTCGAGGAGCTGCTCGAGAGCTGTCGGAACCCCCGCAGAATATGGGCGATCTCGGATGTAACCGCTTGCGCGCAACACGGTAAACACGGTAAACGCGGTAAACGCGGTAACGCGGCCGGAGATGCCGCCTCAAGGTGCGAACGTGGTCGCGTGGGATTATTCCGCGCTCAGCGCACCCTCGACTCGTTCGACCGATTGACGGCCGCCGACGAGGTCATCGAGAAGCCGCAAGGCACGAGCCCCGGCTACCTGATGCCCAACGGCGTCCTCATCACCGACGAGCTGTGGCTCACGAGCGAGGTCGCTCAACAAGTCCCCGCGTACCGTCGAGCTCGAGTGCTGATGACCGGGCAGCTCTCACAGCTCCCGCTCCGGCAATACCGCCGGCAAACCGGCGAGCGGCTCCCCACGATCCCATTCCTCCGTCAGCCCGACCCCGGCCGCGTGAGCTCCGCGCTGTGGAGTGACCTCATCGGCGACCTCTGCGATCACGGCGTCGGCTACCTCCTCAACACGCTATGGAATCGGGCCGACGGGTGGCGCGACGGCACGAAACACAAACTCGCGAAGTACCTCCCGGCGACCGACGTCATCGACGTCGACGAGGACAGCTACCGCGTGAAAGTGCACCGGCCGGGAGCCGACACTTACCGCGAGGAAACCGTCCCCGCACAGGCCGTAATCGCGTTCGAGTGCTCAGCCGGCGAGTGGCTCCGGCACGGGGCTCGAGCCTTGACGACCGGCCGGATGCTCGAGGAAGCCGTGCGGCTGTACGCATCCAACCCCGCGCCGACGACACTCCTCCGCAACACCGGGCCCCGCAAGACTCCCGAGCAGGTGCAGGAGCTCCTCGACGCGCTTGAGGGTTCCCGCCGTACCCGCTCGACGACGTACCTCGGCCGCGACCTCGAGCTCGAGAGCTTCGGCTTCGACGCTAACGCGATCGCGCTCAGCGAGTCCCGCTCAAGTAACGTCCTCGAGATAGCTCGGCTCACCGGCGTCCCGAGTATTTACCTCAGCCAAGGCCCGAGCGAGGCGTCGATGACGTACTCGAATCAGACGCAAGCCCGACTCGACCTCCACTCCGCGATGACCCCGTTCGCGACCGCGATCGCCGAGCGGCTGTCGATGGATGACGTCACCGGCGAGGGCAACCGCGTCGAGTTCGATTTCAGCGAGTGGCTCCGCGTCGATCCGTCGATGAGAGCAAGCCTCTACACACAGCTCGTCCCGCTCGGCGTCCTCACCGTCGACGAGGCGCGCCGATTCGAGAACCTCAACAACAGCGGAGGAAACCCCGTATGAGAATCAAGTTCACACAGCATCTCACCGCCGCCGACAGCGAGCGGCGCGTCATCGCCGGCCGCATCGTGACGTGGGGCGAGATTGGTAACACGTCGCAAGGCCCGACCCGATTCGCGAAAGACAGCATCGACCTTGAGGACGACGTCAAGCTCCTACGCGAGCACGACCGCTCAACACCCCTCGGCCGAGCGACCCGCATCACCGAGCTCGAGGACGGCCTCGAGGCGAGCTTCCGCATCATCGGCACAGCAGCCGGCAACGATGCGCTCGTCGAGGCATCCGAGCAGCTCCGAGACGGCCTCAGCGTCGGCGTCGAAGTGCTCGAGTCCGAGTACGACAGCGACGGCACGCTCGTCGTCACAGCATCCCGGCTCGACGAGGTAAGCCTCGTCCACTCGCCGGCCATTGACTCCGCTCGCGTTGATCGCGTGGCGGCATCCGACGCCTCACCCCAAAACGAGGCCGAACCCCAAGAGGAGAACGATCCAATGGACGAGAACATCGTCGAGGACGCTCCGGCCACCGAGGTCGAGGCGTCACACATCACCCCCGTCGTCACGACCCGGCCTCGCGTCGAGTTCAGCGGCGCAGGGGATTACCTCAGCACCTACGTCGCCGCGATGCGCGGCGACCGTGACGCCTCGCGTCGCATCGAGGCCGCTGTCGCTCAGGACAAGCTCGCGAGCGTCCCCGGCATCGTGCCCGAGCCAATCGTCGGCGACCTGATTCAGGATGCGTCGATGGGCCGCCCCGTCGTGAACAGCTCCCGCCGTCTGCCGATGCCGAGCGCAGGCTCGAGCTTCATCCGGCCGATGGTTTCTCAGCACACGACCGTAGGCAAGCAAGCAACCGAGATCACCGAGCTCGCGTCGCAGTTGATGAAAATTGACCCGATCACGGTGACCAAAGACACCTACGGCGGCGTCGTGCAATTGTCATTCCAATCGCGCGACTTTACCGATCCGGCGTTGATGACGATTATCACGAGCGACCTTGCTCGCAACTACGCCGAGGCAACCGAGTCGGCGACGTGCGCCGCGCTCGAGGCCGGAGCTACCGGCGCGGCGACAATGGCCGCCGGCGCAGAGGTCGCCGCGATTTACGCCGCCTCTGCCGCCGTATCCGACGCGACAGGGCAGCTCGCCGACACGGTTTACGCCGCTCCCGACCAATGGGCGATGCTCGGTGGCCTCGTCGACTCCACCGGCCGGCCGCTGTTCCCGACACTCGGCGCGACTAACGCACCGGGCACGGGCCGCGCCGACTCGTGGGCGATGAACCCCGCCGGCTTGTCGCTCGTGGTGAGTAACAAGCTCAGCGAGGGCACGCTCATCGTCGGCTCTCGCCGCTACCTCGAGACGTACGAAAACGTCGGAGGACAGTTGCAAGCGACCAACGTGACCAATCTCAGCGTGGATATCGCCTACTACGGGTATTTCGCGCAGCTCGTCGCGATGGGCGACGCTTTCGTCGTTGTCACCCCGGCCGCGAACCGCTCGACCAAGTAACCGCGACTCGAGCTCGCAGGCGTCTCCCTCGAGCTCGACCTAGGGGGGCCGGCTTTCATCGGCCGGCCTCCCGCCCCCGTGAGAGGAGTAGAAATGGCGATCGTCACAGGGCAGGACGTAGCTCTCGCGCTTGGCTTAGCGTCCACGACGTCGACCCTCGACGACGTCGCAGACGTCGCCGATCAACTCCTCACCCCGTACTTGGCGGCGGGAGTCCTCGACGAGGGCATCCCGTCGCCGGTACGGGAGGCCGGCGTCGTCATAGCTATCGACGTATGGCAGAACCGCACAGCGGCCGGAGGGCAGAGCGTCGGCATCGACGGTACGCCGGGGCCGTACCGGATGGGGCAATCGCTGTTGTCCCGCGTGAGTGGCCTCGTCGGGCCGTGGATGCACAGCGGGAGCGACGTCGCGTGAACGTACTCACCGGGGCTCGAGCTCACCTCGTCGACCTGTATCAGCTCGCCGGCATCGACGCCTACTCTTTCACCCCGCCGACCGTTATCCCGCCGATCGTGACCGTGCTCCCCGCGAGCGCGTGGATTGAGCCGAATCGGGTCGGGAAATATCACGCCAAAGTGGAGCTCACCGCAACCGCGTACGTCAGCCTCATCGACCCCTCTGTCGCGCTGACACAGCTCGAGGAGCTGATCGACGAGCTCATCCTCGCGACGCCGAGCGGCGTCCTCATCACCTCGGTCGATGCTCCCCGCGTCGACTCGACAAGCTCGCAAGGCGACCTCCTCGCGAGCGACCTCAACATCCACGCGCACGTTAGGAGAGATTAGAAATGGCAGCAGCACCCCTCATCACCGGCTACGACTGTTCGATCACGGTCGGCGGCACAGTATTCGACGACGTCGTCGCCTCATTCGAGCTCAGCTACGACACAGAGACGCTGACGTACAACGTCCTCAGCGGCCCTCGAGCCGCAGGCGGCTCCGAGAGCGGCTCACTCAACATCACGTTCGCGTACGACTCCGGCGAAACCGACAGCCTGTACGACTCGCTGTGGGCCGCTCGTGGGCAGCAGATCGCGTACGTCGCGACCGCCGGCAACAGCACCTACACCGGCACAGCGATCGCCGTACGGCCGGGGCTCCCCGCCACCGCCGGCAGCATCGTCGAGTGCTCGGTCGAGCTCGGCCTCGACGGGATGCCCGATCAGGCCGCCGTCTCCACAAAGGCCGCAAGCAAGTAACCGAACCGAAAGGGAGACGCGATGCAACTGAAAATGGGCATCAAGACAACGAGCGGCGCGACCGAGGTTGCGATCCGACCGAAAGCAATCGTCGGTTGGGAGCTCAAGCACGGCCGGAAGATCAGCGAGCTCGCTCAAGGGATCGGGATGAGCGATATGTCGTGGCTCGCGTGGCGGCAGCTCACCGATGAGGGCTCGACGAGCGAATCGTTCGACGAGTGGCTCGACGAGCTCGTCGACGTGGAGCCGATCGTCGATGACCCTACCGGGCTCCCCGAGGGAGCCTCGTCCGAATGATCGCTGAGCTCGCCGTCGAAACGTCGATCAGCCCGAGAGAGCTCCTCGAGCTCGACGGGGCGTGGCTCGCCACGATGCTCGACGTCCTCGAGGAGCGAGCAAAGGAAATCAAGTAGAAGGGAGGAACCGTGGCAGACGTCAGCATCTACGGCGTACGCGAAACACTCGCCGACCTGCGCGAGCTCGATAAGAAACTATTTTTCGCGGCCGTCCGAGAAATCAAGCAAGCGGCGCGACCGATGCAGTCGGCGATGCAAGCGAACCTCCCCTCCGAGCCTCCCCTGTCGGGTATGGCGCGAGGCCGCACCGCGTACACCCGCAAGAGCCGGAAGGTCGACGTCAAGTACGGCGGCCGGAAGGATCGCACCAAAGAGGAGTGGCCGCTCCTCAAGCTACAGCTCGCCGACGCCGGCGGCGCAATCTACGATATGGCCGGCAAAAACACGACGACGCAGTTCACCGCCGCTCTGTCAGCTCGAGCGAACGCGGGGCCGTCGCGAGCGATGTGGCGAGTCGAGGACACGGTCAAGCGGGAAACCGAGGAGGCCGTGAAAGCCGCTGTCGCTCGAGCAAGTAAGCAAGTCAATCAGGAGCTCGTCACCCGGCCGGCGGGAGCGTAACCGTGGCCGTCGTAGTCCCCATCGTCAGCGAGTGGAACCCCAAAGGCGTGGACCGCGCTATGGCCGATATCAAAAAGGCCGAGGGCAAAATGGGGAAGCTCAAGGCCGGCCTCGGCAAAGCGTTCCTACCGGCGACGGCCGCGCTCGCCGGGCTCGGAGCTGCCGCGTGGGGAGCGGCTAAAGCGGGGGAGGAGCTCGCGAGCTCGCAGGCCGCTCTAAATCAAGTGTTCTCGCAGATGGGCAACGCCGAAGCCGCCGACCGGGTAAAGACTCTCGCCGACGAGCTCGAGCGAACCCTCGGCATCGACGAGAAGCTGATTATGCAAGTGCAGACAACCCTCGGGACGTTCGGCGAGCTCGCCGCCTCAGCTGACGAGGCCGGGGGCGCGTTCGACCGAACGACAATGGCAGCTCTCGACCTCGCCGCTGCCGGGTTCGGCACAGCCGAGTCGAACGCTGTGCAGCTCGGGAAGGCTCTCAATGATCCCGTAAAGGGGCTCTCGGCTCTCGCCAAGAGCGGCGTGACGTTCACCGATCAAGAGAAAGACAAGATCAAAGTGCTCGTCGAGAGCGGGAAACAGCTCGAGGCTCAGGAAATGATCCTCGCCGCGATTGAGAAGCAGGTCGGAGGCACAGCAGAGGCCACGGCAGACAGCAGCGCGAAGATGAGCCTCGGGTTCGCCGACCTCAAGGAAACCCTCGGCGTCGCTCTGCTGCCGGCGTTCGACGCTCTCAACGGTTACCTCGCCGGGTTCGCATCGTGGGCCGGCAAAAACACGAAGCTCATTCTCATCCTCGGCGGCGTCATCGGTGGTCTAGCTGCCGCGATCGTTGCCGCGAATATCGCAATCAAAGCGTACGTCGCGATCACCGCGATCGTGAAAGCCGCGACCGTCGCGTGGACAGTAGTGCAGGGAGCTCTCAACGTCGCGCTCCTCGCCAACCCCATCGGCCTCGTCGTCCTCGCGATCGTCGCGCTCATCGGCATCGTCGTCCTCGCGTACAACAAGGTCGATTGGTTCAGGGACATTGTCGATACGGCTTTCGCCGCCGTGAAAGACGCGATCGAGGTTGTCGTCGAATGGTTCAGGGATACAGCGTGGCCGATCCTGAAAAAGGTATTTGGCTTTATCGGGGACGCCGTGAAGGTTTACATCGGCGTATGGGTGACGATTTTCGGCACGGTATGGGACGTGATGAAAGAGGTATTCGGGTGGCTCGTCGAGACGTTCGGCCCG